CTTCTGGGGTAATTTTTAATCTTGTATTGATACTTTCATTGTCATTAGTATTATTATTAGAACGGTCTTGATCTATTTTTTTATTAACCCATTTTTCTAAAAGCTTAAAGCCTCTCCATAAGAAAAACAATAGTAATGCGGTAATAAATAAAGGCGTTCCGACTTCACTCATTTCCTTTATCCACGGCGTAAGTTCCATTTCTCGGGCACTCCTCCTTATAACTTTTTAATCTCGCAAATCCTAGCGTTTTCTATACATTGCTTCCATCTCCCTAATAACATCATTGTGCGTCTTGATCCATTCGACTAACTCGCTAAACGGCAAGGACAGCCAATAATTAACTGGCGTGTAGCTGTTCTTAGCTAAAATATAGCATTGTTTACGGATCCATGACCCTTTATAGCCGGCTACAATACCTAACCCAACAAAAAACTTCTTGCAACGCCTCTTATCTTATTGTAATCGCGCATGCCCATTCTCTTAAAAGCGTCGAGTCCAATTTTTGGGGAAGATACTTTTACAGCCATTAATATTAAGTAATCTGTCGAGAATTCCGGTGCCACAACTGCTTTTCCTTTCAAAGCAAGTTCGGCTTCAATACCAATGGCGTCTAAGCCTGTTAAGCTGTCAAAATCGAAAGAAACTTCATTTATTTCTTCGCCGTCGTGCATTAACGGCTTTTTAAACTTGTGTTTATATGAAGTATCGCTGTTTTTTGCATCCTCTAACGCTGCGTTATATTCCTCTTCATCTATAAATGTAGTTTTAGTATCTGCCATATAGATATGCTCCTTTCATAATCAAAAAGCTGGCTGCTTACTTACTTCCCGAGAGCGGCGCGGACTTCGGCCATGTAGTCTTTCCCATCAACTACGCAGATGTAATTGAACGGGTCCACTTCCCATAAAACTTTCCCGTCCTTAAAAGCGGAGTAGTAATAAACAGAATACTCTCCGTTCGCGTCAACAGCTGCCGCTGGTGCGACAGTTCCTGGCGTTAATTTTTTCGGTATAGCTACCATTATATACTTATCAGCACTAACAACTCTTTCAGTTTTGACGGTGTCCCAGTGCTGTTCGGCGATCCTTAAATCTATATTGTGCTTTACCGGTTTCATAAGCGATACGGCTGCACCAGTATGCGATCTAAAGTTCATAGTCATCGTCATCTTATCGACCATTCCGATCAGTACCGCTTCGATCGTTCCTGATATTCCTGCCCCCGTTAAATCCAAAGTTAGGAACGCAATATCCGGAAGCTGAACTTGCGCTATACCGACATAATTCACTTTATCTTCATACACTTCAAAATCAATAGTTCCTTCAGGCTGTATAACTCCCATTTTTTTCACCTCCTAATCTACGATCCAAACGCCGATGAGATATAAGACAAGTCGTACTCCAGCACGAAATGGATTTCTATCGCGGGGCTAGGGGGCGTCATATAAATATGTAGTTTCATCTGCCCCTGCATCAAATTAGCAAGCGGGTTTTCCTCCGGCAACATAACCGCTCTCCCACCCAAGAGAATGCCGGCGCCTGTCAACCCATTGAGCCAAATATTACAAACGTCCATTATACTATCAATGAATCGCATAGTCATAGGCATGTCTAAGCGCACCCAAAATGTTTGGATTAGCGTGCTGCCGACCCACCCGAACATTCGAGATATGCAAGTGATCGTGTCTTTCACATCCATATTGTTAGGATGAGCACCTGTGTAATTACCCCATGTTTTCATTCCGGTCATAAAATTCAACCCAGTAATGACCCCATTTGACTCAAGGTTATTGGCCTGACCGTAAGTAAAAATTACTTCTGATCCATCCTGTAGTACAAGCGCACTGGCCTTCAAATCCTTGTTTGACGGGCTTACATGAGGCGCCCCATTCGCAGCATCTGTTTGTGCGATTACACCCGCAAGATGGGTAGACATGTGATATAACTTTTCGCCGAACCGAACCATCGGCCAGCATGGTAACTGGAACCGATCCGTAAAAACATTATCATTTTTCAATTGTACAACTTTACTGATCTTATCCGCTCCGCCAGCCGCCGCCGTCGAAAGATCGAGTAACGCTTTTGCTTTAAACATTCCATTAATGCCTTTGGCCTTAACAGCCATTAAGGCGCCTACATCAGGCCTTTGAGAAAAAGGTGCCGCCCAGAGCAGATCGGGGACAACCCGCAACGTTGTCATGCAAAGTTCCACATTCTCTATACCTGCCATAACAACCGTAGGCGTTACCGCCTCAGGTGTTACCTTGGTATATGCGATGCTAACGGTGGGCGCGTCGTAGCTCGCCCCACCTTTGATCATCTCAACAATACACTTGCCTGAGTCATAATACACCGCGTAATCGGTGTCTTTGACGTAAACCGTCATTGTAGTCGGGTGTTTTACGATCAACGTGGCATCATTAATCGTTTCAAGCGGCAGCTCCACCCGTTTATTAATTACATCTTTGCTTGCTGCCGGCACGCTAATCATCATCTTAACCGGATCGAGCAGGTTGCAGATAATCAGAGGCCCGACACCGTACAGGCGGAAGTGCGAATCAAATATCTCGCATAAATTATATTTCCTCCAGTCGTCGGAGTATCCAAACTGCGCAACTACTTCTTGCCACGTGTTACATAAAATAGGCCTTCCTACTGGGGCAGGATCAGCCGCGCTTTGGATCGGGGCAGACCCAAGAGCGAAGGTCAATCCTGTTGGCACCGAAACCGGTGCCAATACGTCTGTTGCTTTTTCGCTAACAATCACACCATGCGTTGCTGCCATACTTTATCCCCCCTGTTTTTCCGTCATTATTTGTTTTTCCAATCGACTGTAAAACTCGTATAACACGTTGCCGGGAGTTTCGACATTTACGCGATCTTCTACAATACTGCCGATTGAGACTAATAAATTCCGCACCAACGGATATTTATCGATTGCGGTTTTTAACTGTTGCTCTACATCCTCGTAGTCGCCTTGTAATATAGCGCCGCTCAACACACAACCCCGGATACTCGGCCCGAGGTATACAAAAACGCTCTCCGGCTGGATGTCGGGAGCGTTGATGTTTGATTCCGGTTGATTCATGAGTACCTCCTTTGGCGGTTCCGCAAAAAGCGTATCTTCGCTCACAATTGCTACACCGTTATTTGTACCATCGTAAATCTTAGATTTGGCCAACGTATTTCCCCACCTCTCTGCGCACGGGAGGCCCTAAGTCCCACGTGCTTATCATTTCGCCAACGTAGTAAGGGGCCGTATCATCCGGATAAACCAAAATCTCCAGCCCTTCAGATAAATCTATCTGATAAATACCCTCGATTACCTGTGCCCTCAGCAGCTCGATTCGCAACCGTTCCATTAAATTTAACAGCATCAGTCCACCTTCGCTCTCATCATCACAGTAAACACAGAAGATTGATCTAACCACTGTCTGGCTCTTAGACGGATTCCCGGGTATTTGGAAATCCTTTCCCGTAATCACTTGATGGATTATATAAGGAGCCTTTTTTAAAGTGGCTGTACTGTCGCTTAATCTCATGAGATAGACATCGGCTGTTCTGTACTCTTGTTCTGTATCACCCTTTTGCATACGAACAGGCATTACCAGTTCGGCTATAGCGGTTTCAGTAAATGCTTTTAATGTTTTCAAGAGACCTACACGTGTCATTTGTTATATCACCAACCGTTCAAAATTCGAGTTATTTCATGCTCTATACGGTTATCAAACACTTCGCGTATCGTCTCATCCATTTGCTCAATAACCTGCTCGTTCTGCATCATGTGGCCCGTTGATGGCCCAAACTTACCTTCAACCGGGAACCGTTTTTTTGTGAGGCGTTCATATGCGGCAATCGGACCAAACACGCGTGCAGCAAATACATGATCAAGCGTACCGCCTCCACCGCGCTTCACTTGTGTTGTCATGCCGCCATTTTTTGAATAACGTGTGTTAAACTCCAATAAAGGAATTACAGCCCCCGCAAAACTGATCCCCAAGCTCGCAAGACCTCCAGATAAGGATCCACCACCGTAACCCATGTGATATTGCACTTTAGTTTTTGACATGAACGAGCCTTTGTTGATCGTGTATTCCGCCGCGGCAAACTGGCCGGCCTTAGTCTTCGCGGAATCACCGGCGCGCTTCAGGGCGTTAT